TGTTAGGTGGTCCGAATGGTGATAACTCTGATGTTGTATCATTGACTCCACCCTTTTCTTCTTTTTTAGTAATCTTGGGACTGTCACCAGGCGGTGCTGTCATTGTCACACTGTCATCAAATTCAGCTGTGCTTGACATCATACCTGGAATTAGTTCTCCGCCGTCACCTTCTGCTATAGGTACATTGGTCTCTTCGAATAGTAAGTTCTCAAATTGAAATGCTAAATTTATGTTAACTGGCTGTGAAGCAGAATAATCAAATTGATCCATATCCATTCTAGCAAGTCTAGGATGAACTATTCTAGTCTTACTATAAGTTCCACCTGATACTTGGTAGAAGTCAATACTTTTTAATAGTCTGTGTGAATCAATACCGTGTGATCTCATTCCATAATGATGACTGTCTTTGAACCTATCACTGTTTAAAAGTACTGATTGCAAATAATTGTGTTTTTCATCGTGCTCTTTATCCGATGGAGACTCTTTGTAAAGTCTTGCATTTTTAAATTCAAATTCATATAAAGTTCTTGCAAACTTCATTCCTAATCCGTCAACTGTGTCGTACATTCTCACTGTTACTGGATCGTAATCAACTTTTCTATTGATCACTCTTTTTCTGTTATACTGATTTATAACATCTTGCTGTACTGTGAATTTTGGTGCGTCAAACGTGTTGCAAAGGAAATGTAACCTATCTCTAAATTCTTTGAGATAACTTAATCTTTCTTCTAGGAACTCATCCGCCGCGAATGGGTACAGGTTATATGCTAGGACAAACTGATGTTGTTGCCTAGGAGTTGACTGCACGTCTGAGCCGCTCGTATAAAGTTGAGCGGCCCTATTTGCTGGTTTTAAAACTATACCCGACATCTATTAAGTTATAGACTAATATTATACTGTTGTACCACCAAGACCGACTGATATTAGAGGAAATATAGTATCACTAGGTGCTTGATGTATCGCATTATCGTATTTGATTGTTAGGATAATTTGTACTGGTTCTGACACTGCATAATCACCGTCTGAGTAATCAACGTTCTGTAAGAAACAACCTTCAACGTCCCACTGTTCTAATTCTGCATTATTCGAACCGTCTAAGACTTCAATCTTAGTACCGAACTTATAATTTGAACCAGCTACAGCTGATGTTTGTTCAAAGTGATTCATTTGTTTCTGAACTTGTTGACCTACAAGTTTAGAAATGTTGTTGTTGATATCATCACGTAAAGTAATAGTAACTGCTTCCCAAGTGTGTTTACCTTGCATATATGCAATTGAGTTGTACGAATGAATTGGTACTTCCTCGTGTGACACCTTAGGTCTCGTTACTGACATTACTTGTTGTGTTAGTTGCAATGGAGATGCGCCTAGGTTACCAAAGTTAGTAAATCTTACTCTAAATCTATATTTTAATTTAGGTTGTAAGATACCACCTCTACCTGTTGCTCCGTCGATTGGTACACCAAATTTTGAAAGTGTTGCCATTGTCTACTTCTCCTTATAATTTATTTACTCTTTACTAGTTTTTTCTATATTACAAAAAAATTTATAAAGGTGTTTTAAAGGGATAGTTACCTATCCCCTTAATATTAACTCGTTAAACTCTCACCTGTGTTTTTGATACGAAGTGGAATATATATGAATTCAATTGCTTTTACTGGTTGTATTGCAATATCAATCCATAATTCATTCTTATCAATTCTAGCACCTGTGTTATTTGTTTCATCACAGACTACAAGGAAATCATATAATGCTCTTTTTGACATTAAATCTTCCATAAATCTGTTGAATGTATCTACGACTTGATCCCTTGTTACTCTATCATTTGGTTCAAATAAGAAAGGTTTCGCTAACAAGTCTAATTGATATCTCATATGCACAATTAATCTTGCTACGTTGATTCTATCCAAAGCTGATGCTGTTGGTTGTAGAGTCTTTTGTCCAAACACAATTAAACCCCTATTTGGGATAAACGCAATAGGGTTAACCTTGTTTGCGTACATTGTGTCTCTTTGACCTTCTGATAATGTAACTGCTTGGAATTCACCTTCGCCTGTTATATAACCTACTGAGGTTGCGTTATTAACTAAACCTCTTGTATAACCTGCTGGTGCAAACCAAGGAAATGCAACTTGATCATTGAATGCTAATGTTCTTAAAGCAATGTGTGTTGCTGGAACAGTAACATTGTTACCTGATAAGTCTGATGTATAACCCGATGGGTAATAAACAGCCGCATATGGCGAAGCTGATAATAAACCATCTTCTCCGTTTGTTGGTGCGTTTGCTGTATTAGTCGCCCAGTTCTGTATAGATGTGCCAGAAGCATTTAATCTAAATGGCGTATCACCAAGTACAAAGGCAGTTTGTTTTCTGTCTGTACTTAAAGTAATCATTTCATCTAACAGTTCAGGATAACCAGGAGCGGCTATCAAGTTAAAGAATCTTGATTCTGCTCTGATGTCTTCGTTTCCTTGTAAAGCGGCTTGCATCTTCGTAACAATAACTTGACGCTGTGCCATTCTACCCATATACGGTGAACCGTCTACTTTTAGACCTGATTCAGTTACCCAAGTGCTACCATTGTTCGTACCATCGAAAGTGTAGTTCGTTACATATTTTTTAACATTGTAACCACTTACTCTCATATTGAACAATAATATACCTGCTGGGTACACTGATGGATCTGGTGCATCTGAATCGAAGTTTGTGTATGTTGCTCCCCAATCCTGTGCATCTTCATCTGCTCCACCTGGATTACCTACTGCATCACCGAATAGTACACCTTCTTCAGTGCCTTGATCGGAGTTATCTAGTAGTACCCATTTGCTTGTTGAAGAATTATATTTGTAAATTTTCGGATACGAATCTAACGCATCTGAGTCAATCCAAATATCTCCATTTTCTAATGCTGATACTTCATCTGATTGTACAGTTGGTTCCGCTGAAACCATTTGTAAGTCTCTTAAACCACCTGCGGCAACAGATCCTGCTGTGAATCTATCTTTTGAGTTGGCATAAGCAAACCACTTCATTACCCCACCATCATTTTCAGCAATGTAAATGTCTGCTGATTGTGATGAGTTGTACCAAAGTGTTCCGTTTACTGGATCTGATTTTGGAGTAGTTGCTTTTGCTTCGTATGTAGTGTCTGTCCAAAGTGATTTGTAAACGAATGCAGTTGAACCTGTAGATACGTTGTCCGTAAATCCTAGGTTTGCCGTTGAAGCCGCGATAGTATTTCCTGCCGCTGTTCCATCGTGGATATAAATTCCATATCCGCCTGCTCTTGTTAATTTTAAATATTGTCTTGTTGCACTAATGTAATCAAGTTCAGCTACAACGTTTCCTGTTGACGCTTGTAACGAGTTTACTTTTGCTACAATGTCAGCAAGTGAAACTTGTGAACCTGCACCACCTGATGCTACAACAGTTACTTCTACACCATTAAGCACAAAATGTAAACCATCTTGTGATCCAGTTAAATTGATACCACTGTGTAGTGATGCCGCATTACCTATAAGTGTTGTAGTTGTTCCTGATCCTCTGATTTTTAATTGATACATTATTACTGGTGTAGAACTTGCTCCACCATTTGTTAAAATGTCTCTCTTAGAAACAGCCGAGGTTGCTAAAGCAGTTTCGCTGATTACTGTGTTGGCTTTAAGTTCATTTGATATCGTACCGTCATCAAAATCATCAAACTGTACATAAACATCATTGGCCGCTATTGAAGATCCTGCTGTGGCTGTTGCCGCATCATCTCTTGAATAAAGAGGTGCTGGTGTTGATGTCCATTTGCTTGTTCCTGAGCTGTATGACTTAACTGATACGTTTGCACCTTGTCCGCCTGGTGTTGATTTTAACCAAACATCGCTATAGATACCTGTGGCACCAATTGTTGGTGCTGTTCCTGTACCTGGTAAGATATAAGCGGCTGGTGAACCTGATGCGCCTGCCCAGTTACTTGATCCAACTTTTTCCCAAGTTGTGGAAATCTTTTGGTAAAGTATTGCTGGTGATACAGAGGCAACGACTGCGTACTCTTTGTCTGAACCATATGAGTTTTTTGGGTTACCGTTAGCGGCAACTTTTCCACTACCTGAATCGTTTGGTGCGTCATTTAACACTGTAGGTGTCATTTTGCCCCAAGCGGCAGTTGTAGTGTTTGCTGTAAACAAACCCCAATCTGTATTCGCTAAATCTAACCAGTAAGTTCCGTTAGATGGTGCTAACTGAGGTACTGTAGACTGAGCTTCTAATTCATCTAAGTCTATGTCTGCTCTGATGACATAAGCTCTATTTGAAATTCCTAAATATGAATATGTTGATAGCAAACCGTATTCATTTCTTTCATCACCGTGGATTTGTGTTCCTTGTAATGATTTAAATGATGGTTCGCCAAAGGTAGTAACCAGTTCTCTTTG